ATAGTCAGATGAATCTGAATTACCATACCTTGGGGATTTACTCGTCCCAGGCAAGTTACCTGCTACTTTTCTTAATCCTGTGTTGACTAGTTGGGTGATAGCACCATCTATAAAGTTATTGAAATTGGGCATCTATAAGTATCCTATATAGTTTAAACTATTTATAAGACAAGAGTATGGCATATAGCGGAAAATACATACCAATTAACCCTAAAAAGTATAGAGGGGATCATTCCAAAGTGATATATAGATCACTATGGGAACGTAAACTTATGGTATATTGTGACAACAACAAATCTGTATTGGAGTGGGGTAGTGAAGAAGTCATAATACCTTATATGTCACCTTGGGATGGCAGATTACATCGCTACTTCCCTGACTTCTACATGAAGGTAAAACAGTCTAGTGGTGTTACTAAAAAGTTTATCATTGAAGTAAAACCTAAATACCAATGCCAACCACCAACTAAAGCACCAAAACGTAAAACCAAGAGATGGTTTAATGAAGTAAAAACATGGGTAATCAATGAAGCAAAATGGAAATCTGCAAATGAATTTTGTTTAGATAATGGTATGGAATTTAAAATTCTCACCGAAGATCACCTCAATATAAAGTATAAATAGTATTATGGCACAAAGTAAATATATACAAAGCGTAGTTAAAGCATCAGGCGGTAGACCAAAATCTACCCAATGGTATCGTGATAAGATCAAAGAATTTGGTAAGCCTGGAGCTATGGACTTAATTCGTGATGGAAGACAATCCACTACACCACATTATGGTAGAATAAATATGTTTTTCTATGATCCTAAAGGAAGAAAGACATTACCATACTATGATACATTTCCTCTAGTATTACCAATAGAAAAATATCCTGATGGTTTCTTAGGAATTAATTTTCACTACTTACCTATAGCTTTAAGATTAAAGTTACTAGACCGTTTAGTAGACTTTAGTAACAATACCAAGTTTGATGAAAGTACAGTAATTAATGCAAACTATTCACAACTAAAGAACGTAAGAGAAATTAAACCAACACTTAAAAGGTATCTAGCAGGAAGAGTTAAAACAAGATTTCGTAGAATTGATGCAGATGAGTTTACAGTCGCTGCACTTCTACCCATTGCACGATGGAAAAATGGTAGTCAAGAAGAAGTCTACAAAGATAGTAGGAAAATGATATAATGGCATTCCAATTAAAATCAATTCTTGAAACAACCGCATTTGCATTTTTAGATGAAGTATTAGCTGAATATCACTCAAAAGACGGATTTGCAAAAACTAATCGTTGGGAAATAATTATTACTCCACCTACAGGTAATAGAGGTGGAAGTGGTGGTAACATCTTTGCTCCAATTATGAGTGCAAATACTGGTGAGGGTGTTACTCAAAAAGTTGGGATTATGTGTGAGGCATTCTCGTTTCCTGGCCGTAACTTAACCACTACACCAGATTCAAATTTGTATGGGCCTGAAAGAGAAATGGTGAATGGATATACATTTGGAGATATTAGTTCTACCTTCAGACTTTCTTCAGATCATAAAGAAAAACAATTTTTTGATACATGGCAAAGACTTGCATATAATCCACAAGACTTTTCCATAGGATACTATTATGATTATGTTGGTGAGATAAGACTTTACCAATTAGACGAACAGGATCGCAGACGATATGGTATAAAACTATTAGAATGTTTTCCTAAGACAGTAGACCAGATGACAGTAACTCAAGGAGCAGGTGATTTGCAAAGAGTTAATGTGACATGGGCTTATAGATATTGGTTATCACTTGCTGATGAAGAAAATGCACCAAAACCGCTTGAAGATAGATTAGCAGAAATTGCAATAAACACGATAACCAAAAATATATTTAATAATATACCAAGTGTTTTGAGAAAATTATAATTATTTTAAAGGATGAAAAATTATGGCACTACCCAAACTAAATACCCCACTATATGAATTAGAACTTCCATCAACTGGAGAAAAAATTAAATTTAGACCATTTTTAGTTAAAGAACAAAAACTACTAATGATGGCACAAGAAAGTGACAAAGAAGAAGAAATTTCTGAAGCTGTTATGAATATAATTGATTCTTGTACTACTGGTATAGATGCACGCCAATTACCCATATTTGATATTGAATATGTATTTTTAAAACTTAGAACTAAGTCTGTAGGAGAAACTGCAAATATTAAAGTTAAGTGTCCAGATGATAATAAAACCTTTGTTGATGTTACTATAAAACTTGATGAGGTTGCTGTACATATGACAGCAGACCATACTAATGTAGTACAACTTACAGACAATATTAAAATGATAATGAAATACCCATTGATGAATGATATGAAAGGTGTGGATTTTGATGATGGTATAAGTGGAACATTTAGTTTAATTTCTAAATGTGTACACGAAATACATGATGGTGATAATATACATAATAGAATAGATATGACTGATATAGAATTAAATGACTTTATTGATACTATGGATACACAGCAATTTGAAAAGATTATGGATTTTTTCAACACTATGCCAAAACTACGTCATGCAATTACTGTAGTGAATCCAAAAACAAAGAAAAAGGGCGAAGTAATGTTGGAGGGCCTAGACAGTTTTTTAGTTTAATCCTTTCACATGATAATTTATATAATTATTATAAAACTAACTTTGCAATGATGCAACATCATAAATATAGTTTAACAGAGTTAGATAATATGATACCATTTGAAAGGGAAATATATTTAGGATTACTAGAACAACATATCCGTGATGAGAATGACAGAATAGAAAAAGAAAACCAAAAGAATAGAAATTAGGGAGCACATCATGGCTGCGCAAAAGAAACTAGAAAAGGGTTCGGTTTGGGAAAAATATGATTTAGATGGTGATGGAGTCGTCACAGATGAGGAATTGGATATGGAAAGACGTATGATTGAACTTGAAGACTTAAAGTCTGATATGGAGAATGAAGATAAGAAGCAAGATGCACAACGTGGCATGGCATGGTTTGCTCTTAGCGGCATGTTGCTATATCCATTTGCAGTTGTAATAGCTGTCTGGTTTGGTTTAGATAAAGCTGCTAGTATTCTTGGTGACATGGCTGCTGTTTACTTTGTATCAGTTGCTGCTATTGTCGCTGCATTCTATGGTAAAGAAGCTCTTGCTGCAAAGAAAAATGACTCTATACAGGTCAAGAAAACAAGGTAAAGTAATATGGCTGACGATAAAACATTTAAAATGTTAATTGAAGAACAGAGAAGAACTACTGCTGTTGTTGAAAAATCAATGATGTCAGCCGAAGAACGTGCAGTTGTGGAAGCTGCAGAACGTGATAAATTTGAAAAACGCAGTGAAGCTTCTACTAGGGGCGCTGAAACTAAACGAATACAGATGTCAACTCGAAAAAACATCACAAAAACAGGCGCGGATGAAGAGACTACTAACGATAGAAATAACTATTTAAAGGCAACCTTTGCAAAATTTTTAGGAAAAGGCTCTTTTGTTGCTGGCAAGCTTGGCAATATTGGTGAAGGGCTAAAGGCAAAGGTTGGAGGTGGTTTAGAAGGTTTATTTAAAGCCATAAAGACTGGCGCATTTGTAGCGTTATTGCTTGGATTAACAAAGTTTCTACAAAGTGAAACCTTCAAAGATATAAAGGATAAGTATCTTCCTTCTATTGTTAAAGGTTTAAACAGTTTAGGTGCCACATTGAAGGGAATCGTTGATGGGTTTTTTGATGAAGGAGGTAATTTCAAATTATCTGCAGGATTACTAAATATCGCTGGTAGTTTTGGTTCACTACTTACAGTATTTGCTGTGGGCGGGGTACTGATGAAAGCTTTGATGCCTAACATATTTTTTGGAACATTGATGTTTGGCGGAAAGTTATTTGGTAAAGCACTTGGTAAAGGTGCAAGTCTTGCTCTTGGATTTGGTAAACTATTACTATCTATGACAGGCCTTGGAACTTCATTAACTAATACTGGTACTGCAATGGCTGATACGCTTTTAAGATCACAAAGATCAGGCGGGATATTTGACTTAGGTGGTGGGCCAGGAAGAAGTCGCCGTGGAAGAGGTATTGTTGGTAGATTTGGTAAACTATTTAAATTCTTTGGTAAAAAGAAGGGTCTTGCTGGTTTAATCATCGGTGCTGGGATAGGAATGGCAGCCCTGTTGGATGGTGCAAAAATAGGTGAGACTGTAGGTAATGCATTTAGTAAGTTAACTGGTGTTGTGTCAAATTTTGCATCAAGTCTTAAAGATGTTGCACTTAAGGCTGCTGCTGCCACTGCAAAAGCTGTCACAAAAGCGTTATCCACAGTGGCCAAGATAGGTGCAAAAGTTCTCACACCTGCTACAAAACTATCAAAGAAAGCATTGGATGCTCTTCGTGGTACTGGTAAATTTGCCTTTAAACCAACAACTCCTAAGTTAACGACACCTAAGTTAAACGCCGCACAGAGAGCAGCACTCAGTGGAACTGGAGAGGCGTTTAAAAACAGTCCTAAATTGGCTACTACAATATCAAAGGCAGTACTAAAAAAATCAATAGGAAAACAATTAGCACTTTTAGCTGCTAAAGCCATCCCCGCTATAGGTCTTGTTGTTGGTGGAGGTCTTGCATTAGGTGCGGCGTTTAGGGGGGACTATTTGGGTGCTTCGATGGAAGCTGGTGGAATGCTTTTACCATCTTTAGCAGGACTTCCTGTTGATGCGGCTATAATGGCTAGAAATATCTATAAAGAAAATTATGGTATATTTCCTGAGAAAGAAAC